ATGTCAGAGGACACTCTGGTCGCCGATTCGGAAGTCGAAACGCCAAACGATTCGCCGGTCGATCAGTCCGCAGAGTCTGCCGTCTCGCCGGAGCCGCAGGCGGAAGCGCAGCCCGCAGCGCCGCAGCGGCAGGCGCAGCAGAATCTGTGGGACGCCTTTCGCGCCCTGCCGGACTTTCGCGGGCAAGACGACCTCGCCATCGCTCGTCGCCTGTACGAGTCGATGGAGCGCGAGCGATCCGCCACGCAGCGGCTCCAGCAGTACCAGCAGTACATCCCCTACGCGCAGCAGTACCTCCAGCACCGCCCGGAGTTCGAGCAGTGGATGGCGTCGCGCGGCCAGCAGCAGCCGCAGCCGCAGGCTCCTGCCCCGCAGGCGCAGCAGCCTAGCGTGCAGGACGCGCTCCAGAAGTTCTGGAATCCGCCGGAACTGCGCGAGTCGTACAAGCAGTACCTCGTGCGCGACGAGAGCGGCCGAGAGGTCATCTCGCCGGAGGCTCCGCTCGACGCAAAGCACTCCCTGTACGAGTACCTCAAGTACAAGGCGGATTTCGCGCAGAAGTTCCTCTCGAACCCCATCGAGGCTCTCGGGCCGATGGTGAGCGAGATCGCGAATCGTCAGGCGCAGCAGATCGTGCAGGAGCAGTTCCAGACGGTGCAGGAAGAACAGTACGTCTCGAACCTCGAACGAGACAACGCCGACTGGCTGTACGACGCCGAAGGCCAGCCGACTCGCTACGGGCTCGCCGTGCAGGGGTACATCAAGGAGGCGGCGGACGCCGGCATCACGTCACCGGAAATGCGGTGGCGTTTTGCAGAGATGAAATTGGAAAATGCACTGCACAACGAACTGCAAGGCATTCGCCAGCAGCAGCAGCAGCGCACCGCGTTTGAGGCGGTTTTACCCGCGCAAAACGCACAACTTGCTCCTGCTGGTGCAGTTGCTCAAGCCGCTCCTGCGGACGCATCTGCGCCACAGGCTGCGCAGCCCGATGCAACAACTCGTGCCCAGAGGGACATAGAGTTTCTTAGGAGGGAAGCGTCAAGGAACCCCAGTCGAGCGACTGCCTCTGACGACCCTCGTGCAGCACAGGCGCCGATGACATTCGAGCAACGTCTGACCCAGCAAGCAAAACGGGCCGGACTCCTCTGAGAAAGGTAGACGGAAGACATGGCGAGCAGCGTCGACTGGGCCCGTAGTATCGGCACCACCCTGACCCTGCACCTCAAGGAAGAGGAGCAGACGACGTTTCGCAAGTTCAAGGTCTTCGCGGCCTTGCAGGCGAACGGCAACGTCGCGATGAATCAGGGAGGTCGCGGTTTCGACTGGCAGGTCCGCTATCGCAACATCCCCGTGTCCTCGTACACGGGCGAGTCGCCCCGAGTCTTCGCTCGCCACAATCTGTGGCAGCGCGCCTACCTGCCGTATCGCGGGTATTCCGTGACGGATCAGATCACCAAGCGCGAGATGCTGGAGAATCGCGGCCCCGCGCAACTGATCGACGTGGCCGGCAAGATGTCGAACCGGCTGCGGGAGTCGATGGAGGAACACCTGAGCAGGGAGGTGTTCATCGACGGGTACGCCAGCGGCAACGACAACCGGTGGATGGGCCTTGAGTCCATGTTCGCCGTGAACGGCACGGTGAACGTCGCGACCGGTGCGCAGCGCACTGCCAACGCCGCCGACCCGTTCGGCTTCCCGAACGACGAGTACGCCGGACTCAAGACGGGTCTGGGCCAGTACGCCGGCTCGCAGTTGGCGACGGGCTCGTGGCCGAAGGTTCCGGCCGACCCCGAGTACGACTTCTGGAGCCCGCTGGTGTGCAACTACACCAGCACGGCCTTCGGCGGCGCCACCGCGACGTGGAAGGATCAGTGCATCGAGGCGATCCGCGAGTCGGTCCACCATGCCAAGCGCAACGACACGCGCGAGAACCAGATCGACATGATCCTTCTGGATCGGTCGCTCTACATCCAGTTCCTCAACCGGCTCGACAGCCGCGAGCGCGCCATCGTGTCGAAGACGAACGGCCTCAAGTCGTACGGCTTCGGCGATGTGGTCGAAATCGACGGCATCGAAACCGCGAGCGACTACGCCGTGCCGTCGGGCGTCGGGTACGCCTTGTCGATCGGCAACATGGAGATGAAGGTGATGACCGGCCAACTGCTCGAAGCAGAGGGGCCGTTCTACAACGAGGAACTTTCCGCGTACAGGTACGCGGTCACGGTCCTCGCCAACATCAAGATGAAGTCACCTCGCAACTTCGTGAAGTTCGCCGCTCTGGCCTGAGTAAGGAGAGACTCCGCAGATGAGTACGTTGACCGCTGATCCGGGATTCGCGCGCGGGCAGGTGCTGGGAATCACCCAGACCTATTACGAGGCCGATGTCGGTGATGGTTCCAACATCGTGGGCGTTCGCAAGACGTTCCGCGACGAAGACCCCAAGACGGGCGTCCTCAACAGCAACCACACCGTCGAGTGCGTAGCCGTCAAGAACACGAGCGGCAGTGCCCTGCTTCCGGGCGATGTCGCCAAGTTCAAGGCGAGCGCGATCCTCTCGGAGGTGGACGGCAAGGCTTCGACCACGACGCTCCTCATGGGCGTGGTGGACGAGTACCTGCCGGCCGCTGGTGTCCCGGACGGGGAAATCTTCTGGCTCGTCGTGAACGGCCCCTCGACGGTCACGAAGACCTCGACGTCGGTTGCGGCGGGTGCGGCCTACGGCCTGTCGGCAACGGACGGTTCGGCGGCTGCGAAGAGCACGAACCCCCTGCTCGGCTACGCCATCGCGACGAGTGCCACGACTTCCGGTCGCATCCTCGTCAAGACGGAAGCGGGCTTCTGATCTCATCGCCAGTGTCGCGTCACTGTAGCCGCAGGGGGGTTCGGACACCCTCCTGCGGCTTCTTCATTGGTGCCTGACGTGCCGATCCGTAATCAGCCAGACCCGATGACGCAGTTCGACGCTGATCGCGCGTCGATCATGGATCAACTCGGCAGGGCCGGCCTCCTCGACTTCCCGGAACTGGAGGACTTCAAGGCCAAGCGCGAGGTGGGTGCCGGGAGCCTGCCGACGCCGAAGGACGGCATGGCGCCGATGATCCGCAGCGTCCCGCAAGCCGACAGGTGACGCATGCCCAAGTTCGGCTCTGCTGCGGCCTCTCTGCGCGCTGGTCGTATCCCGGAATTGATAGGACAGGCCAGCCCTCCGCCTCCTCCACCGCCCCCGAAGCCGGCACCGCCCAGCGTCGCTCCACAGACAGCGCTGCGCGAGCAGTGGGACAGGCGCGTTCACGACTACACCAAGCGCTCCGGCGCGCTGCCGCCTCCGGAAGAAGGAAACACGCGCCTGTATCGGGCCGGAAAACTGCCTTCCGATTCAGCAGCGATGTCGCTGGACGACATGGTCAACGCCCCATTTGGGCAGCGCATGACCAGACGGGAGTTGGAGGCGTTGAAGGATGAAGCGACTGGAGGGACTCACCCAAACCCGTTTGGAGCCAGCGGTCGCTGGTTTACTGACGCGCCGGAGGAATTGGACTTCTATGTGCGCGAAAACGACACAGACCCCATTTATTACCTCGACGTTCCCAGCGCTGCCCTGCCATCCCTCAACGTCGCTGGCACCCCATATACGAAGAACAGCAGAAATCACGCACGCGAGTTCATCGTTCCCGATGAGCATATAGGGCGTGCCGTGCGACTACTCGACGGACTGAGGAGTCGCTGACATGTCCACGCGCGTCTGCATCGACTGCGGCCACGACGCCCCGCTAACCACAGCCCATTACCGCCGCAAGAAATCCGGCGAGTGGGACACGCGCTGCCTTGTGTGCCGCGCTAAAGTGAACAGGGGCAAGAAGGCCAAGCAGAAGGAGCGCGACACAAAGGCCATCGAGGCGTCGGCCCTGCGTCAGTTCACGCAGGCAGCGCAGCGTGGTGGCGCGAACATTCCGCACTCCAGCGAGTTGCTGGAACGGCTCATGGAGTATTTCGGCGGCACGAGCGGGTTCGCTGCCATGATGGTCAAGCAGTATTTCGACGCACCTCCGGGCGGAGCCCATCGAACAAAACTGCTGGAGGGCATCGTCCGGTTGGTCACCAAGAACACCGAACTGGGTGGCGCCAAGAAGCCACTGACCCAGTGGTCGGACGCCGAGTTGGAGTCGGAACTCGACAAGCGTCTAAGCAGCATCGCACTCAGCATGCAGGGAGCGTTCATCAATGTCCAAGTCGCGCCGCAAACACCCCAAGATTTCGCCGCTGCCGTCGGTCAGTCGCTTGGGCACATTCCAGCAGAACGAGTTGAAGGAGATGCAGGCGGAACTGGCGAGCCGCCGCATCGAAGCACTGCGCTTATACCGACCGACGAGCCAGCAGGAGGAAGTCCACCAGTGCAAGGCGAGTGAAATCCTCGTGCTTGGTGGCAACCGCTCCGGCAAATCGCTTTGCACGTTCGTGGAGGACGCCCGCGCAGTGACGGGCCGTGATCCGCACGGCAAGTACCCCGAGAAGGACGGCATCCTCGTCGTTGTTGGCAAAGATTGGAAGCACATCGGGCTCGTAGTGTATCCGCTCATGTTCATGGCGGGTGCGTTCAAGATCATCAAGGACGAGCAGACCGGCGAGTGGCGCGCCTACGACCCAACCACCGACGCGCACCGCAGCAAGGACGCCAAGCCGGCTCCGCCGCTCATCCCGCCGCGCATGGTGTCCAAGAAGTCGTGGATTCTAAAGTCCGCTCGGTACATCCAGTCCTGTCAGTTGGTCAATGGGTGGCAAATCTACTTCTTCTCGTCAGAGGGAGAGCCCCCACAAGGCTTTTCGGCCACCAGAGTCCACATCGACGAGGACGTGAACAACGGCGACTCGTGGGTGCCGGAGATGCAGGCCCGCCTTTCGGATCGCAAGGGCGTCCTGTGCTGGTCGGCCATGCCACACAGCCGCAACGACGCGCTGCTTGGTCTGGCGGAGCGCGCCGACAAGGAGGTCGAAATCGGTCGAGAGAATCCCGACATCGTGAAGTACCAATTGCGGTTCCTCGACAACCCGCACATCGACTCCGAAGAGAAACGCAAGAACATTGAGCGGTGGTCTGCGCTGGGGGTGGACGTACTGCGCATGCGCGCGGAAGGCGAGTTCATCAGCGACTCGATCCTGTGCTATCCCACCTTCTCGATCCACGTTCACGGCTACGACAGGGGCGACCTGCCCAACAACGTCGTGCCTCCGGACTGGTGCCGCTACGTGGCGATCGATCCGGGACACGCCGTCACTGCGGCGCTCTTTGCTGCGGTCCCGCCCGACGAGTCGATGCTGCTGATCTATGACCAACTCTATATCCGGCAGTGCAATGCCATCACCTTCGGCGAGAAGATGGCTGAGAAGTGCAAGGGGCAGGCGTTCTACGCCTTCCTCATCGACATGCACGGCGGCCGGCTGCGCGAGATCGGCTCGGGGCGGCTCCCTGTCGAACTGTACACGGAGCAACTGAAGTCGCGGGAGGTCGCCAGCCAGACGACGGGGCACAGTTTTCTGGCCGGCTGCGACGACGTGCAGGCCCGCATGGCGGCCGTCCAGAACTACCTGCACATCCGGCCGGAGGGCACCCCCACCCTGCGCGTCCTGCGCAGTTCGGTTCCGGACCTAGAGCGTGAACTGAAGCGCTACAAGAAGAAGACCCAGTTGGTGGCCGGCTCGTACATCGTCACGGACCAGCCCAATACGCGCGGCGAAGTGCATGCCTGCCAGTGTCTTGAGTACCTCTGTGCCTATCGACCTCGCTACCACAGGCCCAAACTAGAGGTCGGCGAGGAGCCTTGGTACGTGGAGTGGATGCGTAAGCGCCGCAAGCGCCTGTCGGCCGAAGCCGACGACTTCATCTATCTCGGCCCGCAGTCAGGAGCCCAATATGGAAG